ACTTTAGACCCGACATAACACTGTTTAAAGATATATATTCTAAACCTTGGATCAGAGATTACGCACTTGCAGTATCTAAACTTATGTTAGGAGAAGCAAGAGGAAAATTTAATACCATTGCAGGACCGCAAGGTGGCACAACACTTAATGGCGAATCGTTAAAGAACGAAGGCCAGGCCGAAATGGAACGTCTTGACAACGAGATTAACAATTATCAAGAAGGTGGCACACCGTTTAGTTTTGTTATTGGTTAAACATCTACTATCATATAATTCTTCCTCCATACAGATTAAATAATCGTATACATTAGGCACACGAAAGGCATAAATTATGGCAAAAAATAAAAACTTCTCAAAACTATTTAACTTATCTTTTAGACAACTTAAACAATTAACGATTGCGTTTGAAGTTCTACTTAAAGCAGGACCTAGTTGGAAAATTACATATCATTTATTAAATTCGGTAAAAGAACTTAAAAAAGAACTTGAAAAAAGAATAAAAAACCTATAATATAAATCTATGCTTATAGGTTTAGTTGGTTTAATAGGTTCTGGCAAAGACACTGTTGCCTCACGTTTGGCCAAAAAACACAATTTTAAAAGAGATTCGTTTGCAAAATCATTAAAAGATGCTGTAAGTAATATATTTGGATGGGACAGAATTCTCCTAGAAGGAGATACTAAAGAATCTCGAGAATGGAGAGAACAACCAGATAAATTCTGGAGCGATCGATTTGGAAAGTCTGTAACTCCTAGATGGATTTTACAGTATTTTGGTACTGAAGTTTGTCGAGGTGGAATGTTAGATTCGTTGTGGGTAGACAGTCTTGTTTCTCGATATAAGGGTGAGAATACAGTAATCAGCGATACCCGATTTGAAAACGAAATTCGCATTATTAGACAAAACGGTGGAAAAATTGTTTTAGTAAAAAGAAGTGAAATACCTAGTAGAGAAGAAATGAAGGCTTCTGGGGCTCATAAATCAGAATGGGACTGGATTGGCAGTAAATTTGATTATATTATTGATAATAATTCAACATTTGAAAATTTAGAGAACAATGTTGATCGGATGATTAAGCATCTGCTTCTAGATCCCCAATAATCCACCCTAAATTTTGTGTGCTTTTCAAACGCTGGCAATTAGCACATATTGTTTTTAAATTGTAGACACTGACGTTATTTCTATTCCCGTCCACATGATATACATTTAATTGTTCTTTGATAACCGCAACAAATCCACACAATTCACACTTATCTTTTTTTTTATACCCAGAAGACTGCCATTTGGCATTAACTCCTGTTTTTTTATTTTTAGTTTTACGTATACAAGAATCACAGGTACTACGCCAGTATATTTTATTGTCTTTTTTATAGGCATATGCTCTGGGATTTGTTTGACAGTGTTTGCATAGTGGTCTTTTCATATGTTGTATTTACGTACCCTATATAGGTACCAGATTATACAGAATTATACCGCATTTTAATATAAACGCAATAAATACATCTAGTTATTACTTGCAAGGAGAAATATATAATGGCATTAACATCACCAGGAGTAGAAGTTTCAGTTATAGACGAAAGTTTTTACGTACCATCAGACGCTGGTACAACACCTTTATTAATAGTTACATCGGCACAAAACAAATTAAACGGAGCTCAATCAGGAACAGCGGCAGGAACAACAACTGCTAACGCAAATCAAGTTTATCTGATTTCGTCACAAAGAGAATTAACAGAAACATTCGGAGATCCATCTTTTTACAAAGACGCTTCGGGAAACCCAATCAATGGATATGAATTGAATGAATGGGGCCTACAAGCGGCATATTCATTTTTAGGACTTGCCAACAGAGCATTTGTGTTGAGAGCAAACATTGACCTATCTGAATTAATTGGATCAGCAACTGCTCCTTCGGCTTCACCAACAGACGGCACTTACTGGTTAGACCTTGCATCATCAGTATACGGCATATTTCAATGGTCATCAACAAATCAAGCATTTACAACAATTATTCCAAAGTTAATAACATCAAGTAGCAACCTAGTAGGAAATACTTCAACTGGTGCTCCAAAAACTAGTTTTGGATCAAAAGGTGATTATGCTGTAAACACTACCCACGTAACAAATAAAATGTATTACAAAAACGATTCTAATGCATGGGTACAACTTGGAAGTTCAGCGTGGCACAACAGTCACCCGACAATCGAAGGTACAGTAACATCAGGAGATATTACTTCTGGTCATTCACTTAAAATAAACGGTGTTACGGTAGCGGCAACCGGCACTTCAAGATCTGGATACGCAACTGTAATTGACAATGCAGGTGTACCTGGTGTGAGCGCCGCAGTTGATGCCGTTACAGGTAAATTTGAAATTTACATTAACGGTTTAGCATATGGTGACTCAACAGAAGACAACAGTATCAGGATTGAAGCAGTTTCAGGAACACTACTAACTGATTTAGGAATCACAGCAGGCCTTTATAAAGGACCTGAATTCTTACAAGCATCACACACATCAAGACCAACTTGGAAGACTGCAGACGAAAACAGACCTAACGGTTCTGTTTGGTTCAAGACTACTACTCCAAACTCTGGTGCTGATATTTCAGTAAAATTATATAGTACAGCGTCAACATCGTTCTCAACAGTTGACTCTCCTCTTTATGCAACAAATCATTCAGCTATCTATAACATAGACCCAACAAGCGGTGGAACATCTATTTCCACAGGATCGTTGTATACTCAATACAATGTTACTGAACAAACGGTAGGGGGTCAATATGACATTACTCCGGCACTTGGTGATTTCCAAGTTTTCAGATTTGAAGGCGGAGAAACTATCATCCAATCTAAAACAACATCTGCAAGTTTTACAGCAAACGAGACATTCAAAGTTCAAGAATCATTAAAAAATCAAGAAGCATTAGACACTGCTAAAACAGTTACGATGATTTCCGGTGATGGTTCTACTCTAGGCGATGCCGAGGACTTTGTTACTGCGTTTACATCAGCAGGATTTACAAACCTAGAAGCATCAATAATTTCATCAGGAGATTACACAGGTGCTATTCAGATCAAACACAAACTAGGCGGTGAGTTCAGAATGTTTGAAACATCTGGAACACCATTAGCAGATGCTGGATTCTCAACTTCAACAGCTCATAGTTACGGAACTTATACAGCAAATTCAACAACTTTAATTGATAACTTATACGATACACCAGCAGGAGACACAGAAGACTCAACAACGCCTTCAACTATAATGGCTTCTAACTGGAAAAGATTATCTTACAGTGCATCGTTAAATACTCCAACTGCTGAGCCAACAGATGGCACAGTTTGGTACAATACAAACTTAGAAACAGACATTATGGCTCATAATGGAACTACTTGGGTTGGTTACAAAAATCTTTATAGTGCAACAGATCCAAATGGTCCACAATTTAGTGCCACTGAACCTAGTACACAATCAGATGGAACAGGTCTTGTAGCAAATGATTTATGGATTGATACTTCCGATTTAGAAAACTATCCAAAGATTTACAAATACGATACAACTGCTACTGTAAGTTCTACAAACACATCAAACGGTGTTGCTGTTACAACAACAACAGCGGCATGGGTGGCAGTAGATAATACAGATCAAACTACAGAAGACGGTATTGTTTTTGCAGATGCTAGATGGCATACAACAGTAGACAAAAATGCTAACGGAAATACTGGCACTGGTGTTGGATCATCAATCAAAGAACTTTTAAGCGATAACTTTATAGACCCGGATGCACCAAATCCTGCTCTATATCCACAATCAATCTTGTTGTTTAACACAAGAAGATCTGGGTACAACGTAAAAGAATACAAAAACAGTTACATCACAACAACTGCTTATCCAGGTTCTGGATCAAGTGGTTTGGGTAACATCAGATTCAACAGTAACGAATCAGTTGCCGGTTACTACCCAGATAGATGGGTTTCTAAATCTGCTAACAACGACAATGGATCTGGATCTTTTGGAAGAAAATCACAGAGAAAAGTTATTGTTCAACAATTAAAATCAGAAATTGATACTAACCAAGCAATCAGAGAAGACCAAAGAGGCTTTAACGTAATTGCCGCTCCTGGCTATCCTGAAGTTACATCAAATTTGATTAACCTAAATACAGATAGAAACAACACTGCTTTTATTATTGGTGATACTCCAATGAGATTAGAAGGAAATGCCACTGCAATCACAAACTGGGCAAACAACTCAGCAGGTGCAACTGACAACGGCGAAGACGGCCTAGTGAGTGCAAGTGATTACTTGGGCTTGTTTTACCCTTCAGGAAAAGCATCAGACAATTCAGGAAACAGCATTATCGTTCCACCATCACACATGATGTTAAGAACTTTTGCTAACAACGATAACATTGGATTCCCATGGTTTGCACCGGCAGGAACTAGAAGAGGTGTTGTTGACAATGCAACAGCAGTTGGTTACATTGATGCAGAGGGAGAATTTTCTCAACTAGCATTAACGGAATCGGTAAGAGATTCAATGCACGGAGTTAAAGTTAACCCAATAACTTTCTTCTCAGGAGCAGGTATTGTTAACTTTGGTAACTTGACAAAAACATCGTCAAGCTCAGCCTTGGACAGAATCAATGTTTCAAGATTAACAGTGTATCTAAGATCACAACTAGATGCTATTGCTAAACCGTTTATATTTGAACCAAATGATGAATTAACAAGAAACGAGATCCGAGGAGCAATCGAATCATTCTTGTTAGAATTAACAGGCCAGAGAGCGTTATATGATTTCTTGGTAGTTTGTGATGACACAAACAACACACCTACAAGGATTGACAGAAACGAACTGTATGTAGACATAGCAATTGAACCAATCAAATCAGTTGAATTTATTTACATACCTTTAAGAATCAAAAACACAGGAGAAATTGCAAACTTAGGGAACTAATTTTGGAATAAATAGGAGAAACAAATGGCAATATCAACACTATCAAAATTTACAGTACCTTTAAGCAACGATCAGAGTTCAGCATCACAAGGTTTGTTGATGCCAAAGTTACAATACAGGTTTAGAGTTATTCTTGAAAACTTTGGTATTTCTACACCAAGATCAGAACTTACTAAACAAGTTATAGACGTTACTAGACCAAATTTAACTTTTGAAAACACAACATTAGATGTGTACAACTCAAAAGTTTACATTGCTGGTAAACATACTTGGGAACCTATTACACTTAATCTTAGAGACGATGTTAATAATGCAGTTTCTAAACTTTGTGGCGAACAGATACAAAAACAATTTGATTTCTTCGAGCAGGCTTCTGCCGCTTCAGGTATTGACTACAAATTTACAACAAGAATTGAAATGTTAGATGGTGGTAACGGAGCAACAGCACCAAATATATTAGAAACTTTTGAACTATATGGTTCATATGTAGAAGCAGTAAACTACAATACATTAGCTTACAACACATCAGAACCAGCAACAATAACTCTAAATATTAGATACGACAACGCAATACAAACACCAACAGGTACTGGTATTGGGTCAGCAGTAACAAGAACCGTTGGCGCATTATCAACAGGCGGCGGTATTTAATAACTTTCGATAACATTTAAAGTAAAAAAAGCGCCTTAAAATGGCGCTTTTTTTGTGACTATAAATAACACTATGCCAAGTATTAATAATTTTTTAAAAGGCGTCTCAGATGGTCTTCCAGGAATGAAAGACTATCAACATGCTTCACGACTTTATATAGACGATAACTTTAAACTTTTACCAAAACAAAAATTTCTTTTTCATGTCTACTTTGATGTTGACGACAATGCTTTTACAAAAGCGTTCAACACCACACAAAAACTTGAGCTTAATATGTTGGTTAAAAATCTCGATCTTCCAAAATACAATTTTAACCTAGAAGAAAAACAGCAGTACAATAAAAAAACGTATGTCAGCACACGAATGAGTTACGAGCCGGTTAATATTAATTTCCATGATGATCATGCAGATACTGTGAATGCTTTTTGGAAAGCCTACTACGAGTATAATAATGTTGACTCGATCACTGTTGCTAGTACAGGTTTAAAAAGTTCTACTAAAGACACATTATACGATTCTAAAGGAAAACTTACGAGAACACAATTTGGAATGGACGGAAAACAAAGAAATAAAAAACCATTATTAAGAAGTATACAAATATTTGTTTTACACAAACAAAAATTTACTAGTTTTACATTGATAAATCCTAGAATAGCAAGTTTTAGTCATGACAGCTTAGATCAAGCCGAAGGAGGTGGTGTTATGTCAAATGCTATGCAAGTTTTTTACGAAACTGTTTTATATTCAGCCGGCACAGTCAACAAAGCTAGTATACCAGGATTTTCAACCATACATTATGATCATGAACCTTCTCCTATATCAGCCCTGGGCGGAGGAACAACATCTATTTTTGGTCCGGGAGGAATAGTTGACGGTATAGGTTCAGTTATAGGAGATATTACAACAGGAAATATTGGTGTAGGAACAATCTTAAAAGGTATCAACACATATAATAATGCTAAAAAAATTAAGGCTAAAGATGCAGTAAAAGAAGAACTGAAAGGCATAGTTAAAGAAGGTGTGCTAGGAGTTAGCAAACAGGCAGGAACAATAACTAATCCTATAGGTAATTTTTCAATTGGAAATGTTGCTCAGTCAATTGCCGTGGGAGCGGCGGCCGCTACAGCATACGGAATGATTGATGAAAATAAAAACAAAAACAGGAAAGAGATTATTACAAACTATACTGTAGATATTGAACAAATTCTTTCTCCTAGTGAGAGCTTTAATGCTATCACTACTAATGAACAACTTAAAGATCAAGCGGCTTCGGGAATTTACTATAAACTAATTGGCAGTCGACAAGGACTAACAGTGGCCGAAAGTGATTTAAATTATGCAAACTTAATTCCTCAGCAAAAAGAAGTTTATAGAAGTCGAGCATTAACCGACATAACAAAATTAGTTAACGAAGGTTATATAAAAATTAATAGAGATACTCTAGATATAACTATTGTAACAGAAAAAGCAAATATCTAATGAACGACTTTTATACTAACCTACCACAAAAAGATAAAGACAACTTTCAAAAGACAATTGATCGATTAAAGACAAAAAATTACGTAGAAAATTTTCAATTTAATCAAAACGATTACGATGCCGCTATTTCTTTTTTTGTAAAAAGAGGCTTTGACAGGCAACCGGCAGAAGAAACTTCTTATGTAATCTTACAACAAGCAAAAATTGATAACGTTTCGCCTCAAGAAATTTTAGATATTCTAACAGGAGCTTCGCCTGTAGTGTTAAGCGAATTAATTACAGTAATATTAAATGCTAATCGTTATAAGTCTAGTAGGCTAGGTGTTAGGAAACAAAGAACGGTGGATTCTTTTGTGTCAAAAAATGTTGTTGACTAATGAAATTTGCCAGGGGAAAATTTACACCTAAAAATCCTGCAAAGTATGTAGGAACAAAAACACCAACCTATAGATCTAGTTGGGAACATTCTTTTATGAGATTGTGTGACGAACATCCTAATGTTTATCAATGGGCCAGTGAAAGTATAAAAATACCTTATAGACATCCTTTTACAGGAAAATATACAGTTTATGTTCCGGATTTCTTTATTGTTTACATGGATAAAATCGGTCACAAACACGCAGAAATGGTTGAAGTAAAACCAATGAATCAAACTACCATGGAACGAGCAGGAAAAAGTATGGCCAAGAAGAAACAAGTAGTAATAAACATGGCCAAGTGGGAGGCCGCCAGTGCCTACGCTAGGCAGAGAAAGATAAAGTTCAGGGTTGTTTCAGAAGAACAGTTGTTCCACAACGGCAAACGTAAGTAAATACGACAATGACAAAGAAGTTAGAAGATATTCTCAATTTACCAAATGTTAAAAGTGCCTTTGGAGAAGTAGATAAAAAAGAACAAGCAAGAGTGAACAAAGAAAAAACAGGCGACGTTATAAAGAATGTTGATCCAAAAACAGCGGCCGCTCTTAAAGCCACATATGCCGAATTTGATAAAATTGCAAAAGCATTACCACAAGTTAAAGGCCTGGGAGAACTATCCGATCTTGAGATGGACAAACTGGCTGTAGAAGCAGAAGAGAGCTACAAGAATTTAATGGATCTAGGTATGAATGTAGATTCTCGGTATTCTGGTAGAATATTCGAAGTTGCATCGGGCATGTTACGTAATGCCATAGATGCTAAAAATAACAAAATTAGTAATAAACTTAAAATGGTAGAATTACAACTTAAAAAATTAAAAATGGACAAAGATGGCGGCAATGAGGCCTCAGAAGCAATAGAATCAGAAGGGGTTGTAATTACAGATCGTAACGAATTAATGAAGAAACTTATGAAAAAAGACTAAATACACAATATGAGCACGTTTACACAGTATTTGACAGAATCAGCAAAATCGTATGATTACAAAATTAAAGTTGCAGGTGATATAAGCGATGATTTTGGCTCTAGAATGGAATCAGCATTGGCAAAATTTGAAGTTACTAAAATGTCAGCAGGTAAGAAAACACCTATCATGACACTACCACTCGATTTTCCTTCTTTAAGTAACGAACAAGTAACTATCTTTGATGTAACAACAAGTTATCCAGCATCATCAATTGTAATGAAAGAATACCTATCAGACATTTTGAGAGTTTCAGCAACAAATATTGTTGTTAGAAAACCCAATGAGCCTACAGAAGAATATCAAGAAAAAATGCAAATCAAATCAGAATACGCAAACAAATTACAAGATATCGAAATGAAAGATGCCCCCAAAGTTAAAGCAGAAGAACATTTTGGTGACAAGTACAACATGGGATTGTTGAAAGAATTAATGAAGACAAAGGCTGAAACTAAAGACCAGCCCAAAGAAAAACAAAATATTCAAAATAAAGAAGAAGCAGGTACACCAAGTCCTTTTTCAAAAGCAACTAACCCGCACCCAGACCCAAAAAGGAAATAAGTTATGGAAATGATCGACGTATTAACAAAATTAAGAGAAATAGCAGAGACTAAACCTGAGTTGGTTAAAGATGCTTTAGAG